CATGGCTCCTAGCACCGATACCACCGCGGGCAGCTTCTTAGGCGAGTACGGTGACTTAGCGCCGGCACAGAGTAGATTGGCGACTTTTGGCCAAGGCGTTGCCTCGGCTTTAGACAACACAGTGGGCGCTATCATACCTAGCGTTGCCCAGATGGCGTCTTACCTTGGTCTGCGAACGGGCGACCAAATAGCCCAACTGACTGCGTCTATGATTGGCAAGGACTACCAAGCCAACCCAGAGCTGATGCGTGAAATATCGAACAGGGTAGCCGAGGCGCTTAGTAACCCGTTTGGTAAGGCGTTTGGCGTAACTAACACCTCGGGCTACACGAGCGAGGCAAGCGGTCAAGCCCTACGTTTTATCAGCGAGAACTTAGATAAGGGCGCTGATTATTTGGCTGAGAAGACAGGCTTGCCCGCGGGCGATATCCGGTTAATAACAGACTCTATTTTGATGCGCCCCGGTACCGCCCTATCTACGGTTAGAGAGGCCGGTGCGGCCGTCAAAGACGTTGGTCGTGGCTACGCTGATGCAGCCACAGGCGTTGTGAACGAAAGCCCCACAGGCGCTTACAACTTAGGCGCTACCGTTGCTGACTTGACTCGAGCGCCAGACACTAGCTTGATGCGTGGTGATCCCCCTACAAGAAACATCAACCTCGGTGAGATCATTGACGAGGCACCATCTTATGTAAGCCCTGAGAGGTTGTCAGCACCTGCGCCTGCTTTGGGTTATACACCAGCCGAAGTGGTTGCACCGTCTAGAGACGTTGCAAGCATTTTTAATGACGCATTTGATGCGGCTGATCGTATTCCGACTTACGACGTACCTGAGGTATCAAGAGCCGCGCCTGTCACGCAGCTTGCGCCTGAGTCTCGTGGTGCGTTACCTACAACGCTTGCAGAGCCCACAGTTAGTCCAATAAACTTAGGCCCACGGCTCGATGCAAACTCGTTGGCAACCATCACCGAGCTCAAGAGCGTTATTGATCAAAGCAGAGACGGTCGCGCTGAGCCGCAACGGCAGGCTGAGAAGTCGTTGATTGACACTACGGTTAAGACTTACGCGCCAGAGGGCGTTAAGCCGTCTGTTATAGATTTTTGGAATAAAACGTTTACTGAGGGTGCGTACTCTGACGACGTTATTGACGGTATTAAAAACACCTTTGATAATAAAGCCGCCCCACCAGAGGTCATCTTAAAGCAGGTTGATAAAGCTACTGACCCGCTTAGCGCTGACGAGAAACTACCCGCTAAGCTAGAGATGCTCAGTAACGCATCCAAGCTCGGTATCACGCCCGCTGAGGCGATTAAGCTTGGGTTGCTAAATAACAACGGCACAAAGACTGAGCTAGGCGAGATGGTTTCGCCTACGCCTAAACCGCAGCCTAAGCCACAACCTAAACCTCAACCAGAGTCTGTGGCACCGCTCAGGCCAGTCAGGCCAGTGCTGCCAGTTAAGCCTGTTCTGCCGCCTAACCCACCGCCGCCAGCTGTCTATCCACCGCCGAGCGTCAACCCGCCTATACCAACACCGCCAAGCGTCATCCCACCGATTGACGTAGTACCCCCAATCAATATAAACCCACCTATCCCAACCCCACCACCCTTGGTTCAGGCAGCGATCACGCCACCTACGGTTGCGCCTAAAGCATCAGCACAGGGCGCTGCGATGACTCCATCGTATATGTACGCAGGTGCTCAAGGCTCGGGTCCGGGGGCGTTGCCCGGTAACTTACAAAGTACATTCTTGCAAGGTGTGAACGTGAACGAATACAACCCATTTGAGAACTACAACGTCTATCAGCAACTAGGCTCACCAGCGCCTGTACGCGCCGCTGAGGGTGGTAGCCCGCTACAGCTTGCGCAGATGCAACAAAGCGTCTCTGGGGTTGATCCAAGACTCTACAGCGTGCTGCAAAAACGCCAAGCACCTAACTACTTCACCTACGGTCAAGATGCGTCTGGCGGCAATCCTACGACGTTTGCGGGTAGCCAATTGATGGGCAAGCCAACACCCGGCATCCCAGTGATCCCCACGGGTCAAAAAGCAGCAGCCGACTGGCTCTACCAAGGCTCGGGCACCAACCCTCTTGCAATGGCTGGTACAGGAATTGCCAACCTACCCACTGGCATGATGGCAGAGGGTGGGCAGGCTCATGGCGGCGAGGACGAGCATATTCCTGAGTTCATCACGGGTGCGACTGGGCACTACGTCAGGGGGCGCGGCGACGGGCAGTCAGACGACATCCCCGCAATGTTGGCAGACGGCGAGTACGTCTTTGACGCATCGACCGTGTCAACGCTTGGCAATGGCTCATCTGACGCAGGCGCTAAGCTCCTAGACGCGTTTCGCGAGTCGCTCAGAGATCACACGAGGTCAGCACCCGCTGATAAAATACCACCAAAAGCGTCGCCTCTTGAGTACATGAAAGAAGCGCTACAAAACGTAGGAAGGAAATAATCATGGCTGACATTGATCTGACAACTTTTGACCCGACGTCTGTGCCAGTCTCCCCACTGACTGCCGCGGCGGCTACTCCTGCGGCACCCACACCGGGCGCAACGTTCAACGCCGCGACGGGTCCGAACCTGACCGCTGCGCCGTCAAACTATGTGACCCCGCCTCAGTTGGGCACACCCTCTACGCCATCAAGCGGATCGTTCACGCAGGGTGCGGCGCTTCCTAGCATCACGACTACGCAGCAGCAGGCTACAGCGGCTCCTGCGTGGTACATGGACTACCTAAACAACTTAGCCGGCACGAGCACCCAAGCTGGTGCAAACGCTCAGTACATTGGTGCGCAGCCCCTGCAGCAGCAGGCGTTTAATCAGACGGCTGCAAACGTGGGTAACTACCAGCCTAATCTAGCCTCTGCCAACGCGCTCACGATGAACGCCGCGACGACGGGTGCGCCTGACTTAGCTCAAGGCTACATGAACCCGTACATGCGAAACGTCGTTGATGAGGCAGGTCGCTTAGGTTTACAAAACATTCGCAACACGATCTCGCCTCAGGCAACTGCTGGTGCGGTGGGTAGCGGTCAGTTTGGCTCGACTCGTGGTGCTAACGTGCTCGGTCAGAACGTCACTAACGCTCTGCAGACGCTCGGCGGTCAGCAGCAGGGCTTGCTCGCGAGCGGTTACCAGAACGCGCTGACCGCAGCGCAGGCTGATCTGCAGCGTCAGATGATGGGCGGCTCTCAGATGGGTGCCTTAGGCACCACGACGCAGAACTTGGGCATGGGTGACGTGAACGCGCTCAGCACGATGGGCGGTCAGCAGCAGCAGATGGCTCAGAACCAGCAGCTGTTCCCGTTGCAGGTTGCAGCGCAGCAAGCAGCTCTGATGAAAGGTTTCACGATTCCGACGTCTGTGTCGTCTACGTACACAGGTCCAATACCGGGCGCGTATCAGACCTCGCCGCTCATGCAGCTCGGCTCGTTGGGTACAGGCGTTGCTGGCTTGTTTCAGACGCCTTCAGGCGGTGGTAAAAACACTATTAGCAACATTGGCGATTGGCTGAGCAAGACTTTTGGTAGCAGCGGTGGAGGTGGCGGTAGCGGGTCGTTTGACCCAAGTACAGCCACAGACATTGGTCAGATATCACCCGGCGATTAAATTGAAGGAATAAATCATGGCTCTCCCAACAACAGCACTACCCGCCGCGCCAACAGGCATGAGCTTGGCTGATCCTGACATTCAGAAGCAGTACTCCGAGTCGGTTGACAAGGTGCTCGCTGCGCTTGAAAACAGGGGCAGCTCTATACCTTGGTTCAAGATCTCTGCAGCCTTGGCAGACCCCGGTCGCACAGGCTCGGCTGCTGAGGGCTTTGGTCGCGCAATGGGCGTTCTTGGTCAGCAGCGCGAAGTGGAAGAACAACAAGCCCTGCCAATCGCCCAGATGCGTGCGCAGTTGGTTGGCCAGAAGTACGAGATGGGTAAGGAGGCGCAAGCCCTTAACGCGTTTGCTAAGGTGCTCGGCACGACCCCGCAAGACATTCAGTCAGGCATCTCTCAGGCACGGACCAACCCCGCCATGATGCAGCGCCTGAACGCCGCGATGCCGTTGTTTTACGGTTCGCCCAAGATTACGGAACTAGCCAAGACCATGTTCGGCCAGTACAAGGACATGGCAAACACGCTGCTTGAAGAGTTCAAGGCGGGCATGACGCAGGCCGACTTGATTGCTAAGTATGGTCCTGAGATCGTTCCGATGATCCGTGGCATGGGCGGCATTCAACCGAGCGGGGCTGGGCAACCACGGGCAACCCCTGCAGGTGGCGGCACTGCCGAACCCGCGCCCACTGGCAACGGTATGATGGGCGAACCTCCCCCAAGAGCAGCAGGCGAAGAGGCTGACTTTCATGGCACTGAACAAAACAATAGACCTGCCGCACCTGCCGCAGCACCAACTCCCGCGGCTACTACTGGCACAGTCAGAACGGCCACCGAGGCTCTTGGTCCGATTAGGGTTGAAGGTAACCGCATCATTGCCCCGGATGGGGAAGTGCTGGCCGAGCGGGGGTCAACAACGCTTGCCACTTGGCAAGACACAATAAAAACGACCCGTGCAGAATACGATAAGCGCAGGGCTGAGACTATTAAGTTTGAGCGCGATCAGATTGCGAACGCCAGTAAAGAACGCGGAGAGAGTTTTGCGCCAAGAATCAAGGAGGTCGGCACGATCAACCCCGACGACATCATGCGCACACAGGGTCTGTATGACTCGCTTGATAACCTCGTCAACAGTGACCCCGACATGAAGAAGGCGCTCGGCTTGATGTTCAAGCAGGGTGCTGGTGCTGCGATGTATGAGCTGGCAAAGAGCGGGGTCAAGGTCAACAACTTTGGCATCGGTGTCGACGCCTATCCTGCGTTTGTAAAACAATTGCCACCCGAAAAGCAGGAGAAGCTGCGTCAGATGGATATGATTCTGTCAACCATCTTTATACAGAAGGCTAAGGACGGCAAGTCGGCGTTCGGCCCGGCCATCAGTAACTTTGACGTGCTCACGCAGAAAGAGCAGATGGCATCGATTCGCGACACGGCCAAGATCATCAACAGCTGGTTGGCTCAGGAGCGCGCGTTGGCCGACCAGAGGCTTGAAATTGCCGGCGCGTTTGGCGACTACGTGACGTCCACCGAGGGCACGAACAAGAAGCCGTACCAGTTCTTTACCTCGCAGGAGTACAAGGATATTGCCAAGAAGTACGGCCAGCTTTATCGTGACCTAGCAATCACCACATACGGAGCGCCCAAATAATGGCTGACGAAAAAAAGTCCCCCTACGAGGAGGCCGCCGAGCGCCTGCGCGGCATGGGCGGCCACTACGCGACCCACGTTGACCGCATGGAGGAGTCGTTCAAGGAACCCACCACCGGATCCGACATCGACGCCAACTTGGTGCCCGCAGGCATCGGTGCTGTAATGGGTGCCCCTGTGGCGGCCTACAGGGCGCTTCGACCAACACCTGCACCCACGGCCTCAGTGGCCGACATCGCACGCACTGTGGCCGCCGAGGGCGCCCCTGCGGCCGCTGGCGCGCCCGGCGCTATGCCCAGAGCCACGGGACGTGGTGCCGCGGTCATCAACTACGCAAACCAAGTGACCCCCGCAATTACTAACCTTGAGGCCTCCCGAGCTGGTAACTACGGCGCAGTGTGGGACGAGGCTCGCAGGGCGCAGGCGCTTGCTAGCCAGACGCGGGGCTTCGTGCCCGGTGAGAACCTGATGCTGCCGCGTGAAATTCAAGAGCAGCAGGCCGCGCGTCAGGCGGTCGAGGCACGCAGGGCGGCTAATCCATCGGCAAGTCAGACCATTAGAAACGTTATAGGCGGTGCTGGCGACATTTTGGCAAAGAGCAAGGTGATGCCGATTGTGGGTGGCGCGGCCTCGGGCTACGACATTGCAAGCGCAATTGACGAATACAACCAAGGTGACTACGCTAACGCGGCCATATCAGGATTAGGCGGCGCAGGCGGGCTCATGATGATGTCGCGCAATCCACTGCGCATCGGCGCGGGTGCGTTGATGCAGGCACCTGCGCTCGCTCGCGCTGGCTACAGGTACCTCACAAAGCCTAAGGAGTAGGTTTTTCCTGTGTAATGCGCGCCTGCTCCCACGCCTCTAGCCAGATGTTGTAGGGGTCCTCGAGCAGGTCGCGTGCGTTGGCGTCGTCGAGCAGTTTGAGCCAGTCTTGGTATGCCTGTTCACATTCGTTCAAGGTATTTCTCCAGTTTGGTAAATTTATCAGCGCTTGGCTCGTACTTGCCCAAGAACCACGCGTACACCGCGGTGCGTGACACCTCTAGGTGATCGGCAATATCCACAATGCTCACGTCAAGCTCGATGGCCTTCATGGCCAAGCGTGTGAAGGGCGTGAAGGGCGTGTCGTTGATCTGCTTGATCAGTGATAGCGAGTAGCCGGCCACTACGAGCTCCCCTGCTCGGCAATCATCTTTTGCGCCATCTCGTTGGCCAAGTGCGGGATTAAATCCCAAGGCACCTTGGCGGCCGTTATCAGGGCCTGCATCGCCATGCCGGCGTACAGTTTGAACAGCTCGTCGTCATTCATCGTGATTCCAAAAAATAATAGGGGTGGCTTCACCGTGGTAACCGCCCTCGATGTTGAAGTCGCAGTACTCGCGTGCCTCACCCTGCGGCATGTCTCGCATGAGCAGCTTGATGATCTTCTCGCCGTCGTAGACTGCCCGGGTGACACGGTTACCGTCCGGTTGCCAAACTTCGGCTGTGCCAACTAGGGCGCTTTCAAGCCCGTCAAATGTTTTCATCGCTCACCTCAATAAGTTTCTGTAGGTAGTGCTGCGCCTTCTTCAGGTCCTCAACGCCGCCCTTGTCCTTCCACCTACTAACGTACTTCACTACGTTGCCCTCTAGATAGCCCAAGTTGTTGGCGATGATGTAATCCCACGGCTGTATGGCCTTGACTGCGTAGTGTGCGCCACCTACTTGTTGCGCGTTGGCGCGTATTGCTGCGCCTATTTGCGCAATACCTTTTAACTCTTGCTCGTTCAGTTCCATGTCGGACCCCTTAACCATGCCGCTGCTTCGTTAGCCTATCGCGGATCTGCGTTGCGAGCTGCTCGAGCGCCACGTCCAGCACCATCGGCACGTCCACACCATCGAGCCCCTTGCGCATCGCGTCAACGAGCTTGGCGCATTCGTCGCGCTCGATTGAAATCGCGGTCTTGGTCGTGTTGATCGCGATCTGCATGATCTCGGCCCGGGCAATTGCAAGGGACTGATCAAACTCCTCCTGCGTGAACAGCGTGGCACCTGTGCCGCGGGCAAAGAACTTCTTTTGAAAATCGGTTAGTTCTTTCATTTAAACCACCATTTAAAAAATAATATCAGTGCGCACCATGCGCCGTAAAACCACATCATCCATATTGGCAGGTCAGCGGGGATGTTCATCTTTCTTCCTCTGCTCTGTATACATCCCTGCGCGATAGCCGATCTCATACGCCTTGCGTAGCGTCATCATGCCCAGTTCGATTGCGTCACTCTCCGATATGAAGTGCAACGCACTCTCTTGTGCTGCGCGGCGTATGCTGTCCTCGACCCGCTGCTGTTGGGCGCGTTCAATTGCGTCAAAGGCTTCGTCTTCTTCAGTCATCGTTTTTGTCCTTGCTTTAATCACTTGTATGTGGTCAAACATCTTTTTGCCAAGGTCGTAAAACTCCTTGTCCTTGTTATCTTTCATTCTTCCACCCCATCAATCCATTGATCCAGTTTGTCGTGCATCTCTTTGCGGCGAGCCTGCGCAATCGTCATGTCTTGACCGCCGACAATGACTTCTATGGTGTTTGCCATTTCATTTTCAAACTGCTCACCTTTTTTGAACATAATTTCTTGAGAAGTTGTGCCAACTGTAAAAACAATACCCTGCAAGTTAATTGCTGATTGGACTTTCATGTGTTTAATTCCTTTAGTTTGGCTTCGATAGCAAGACACATTCGTTCGGGGTATCCAACATTTGCTGCAAAGATATGATTTATTTCTGTTCCGGTCAGCCCGACCCATTCACGCTTAGGCGCACGAACCTTTACAGTTAGTTCTTTGATTGCCTCGTCATAGCCATAACCAATCACTTGCGTTGCTACCTCATTGACTACATCTTCCATTTGTACAGCTAAACGTTTTTTGAGTTCCTCTCGCATTTGCCATTCGAGTGATGGTATTAAAATTGACAGCAGATCATCTGCCTTTGACTTACCTGATTTAAACAGACCCATAATTCTTCTCCTTTAGTTTGGCTTCAATAGCACGATAGCGCATCAATAATTAAGTCAATCTTGCTCATGATTACCCCTTGCTCTGATTTCATCTGCGGCATAAGTAACGTAAGGCTGTCGTTCAGTTGGCTCATATTTAAGAGCAATCTTCGCACAAAGCTCACGTTCATCAAGCCTTGCAGCCTCAACCGCATCACAGCAATCTTGCAGGTAGTCGGCAGCACAAGCCTCACGCTCGTCTTGGCGCACAAGGTCGGCAAAGTGTTCAAGGTGTTCGGCTCGTACATCAGGGTGATTTAATGAGCACCAGTCGCCATCACCAAGCTCTTCCAACCCCGCTTGTTCAGCCAACTCTTTTAATCGTTCGTTCATGCGTCATCTCCCATTGGCATAGCAAACATCTGACCTGAGAAGGCGTTCAGGATCGCAGCCTTAGCCTCCTCACGCTCGTCTTCAGGGTAGTCAGCAACAACATCGTCAAGTATCTTCAAGATGTGCGCTGCAAGTTGTTTTGATGTGATTGGTGTGGTCATAGCTTGCCCCTTGTTTCAGCAATTTCGTCACAATCTTTAATGCATTGCAACACTTGCTCTTGCATTCCATAACTCATAACAAACGAAAGATTTACTTTATTTAACAAAAACCCCGCCACCATACAAACCGTTTCCAAATGCTTAATGCGTTTAATACAATCTTCATGGTTGTCAGTAATTTTGATTGTCATACTGCCCACCTCGGTGTCATAAATGATGCGTGTTGTCGAGCCTTAGCCCTGCGTGTTGCCTTGCGCTGTTTAAACGGCATCAAGTGCTTCTTGTGCTTGCCGTGCATCACAAAGATAGCCTTGCGTAACCACTTGCGCGGCACAATCAACTTTGTTGGACGTACTGTAATACGCTCACCTGACTCATCAATTGCGTTCCACAAAGACAAAAGGGCTTGCTCAAGTGCGTTAGAGGTTAGGTCTATCACGGCATCACCTCCGCTGATTTCAACCTGCCCTTGCCATCAATAACAATCTTGATACACTCATGCCCGACTTGGTCGTCAACCTCTACCCACGACTTCAGACCACAGATTAGATACTTCACTACATCAGGCTTTGGTTCAGGCTTGATGCGATATTGCCAACTTTTATCCCAAGACGGGTGTCTTAAATCGCGCCATTCCACATACTCACTTTTACCTTGAATCTTCGCACCATCCGCCCAAGCGTGGATAAGGTCTGCGTGTTTGTGTTTCATTTCACCTTCTCCTTCACATACCCAAACTTTTTAGCAAGCGTTTTAAATTGCACCTCATTGATGAAGTACCAATCTTTCTGTACGCTCTTGTATACAGGAGTTGATTGAATCAACTCATCGTCAAGCTCAATTGCATGTTCTGTCAGCATCACGGACCGTGGTGCGCCGTTGATGAATACAACATGTGCTACGGGTTCCTTGTTCATTTCACACCCCCCGCCATAGCACGATCAACCTCGTCGTTCATCTGCTGCTCGGTCACCATGAACAACTGGCTGGTGTACTTGTTCAGCCAGCGGTAGCGTGCCGCATCAGCCGCCAGACCGCGGTGTATCCTAGTCGTTCGATCAAGCGTCGCGCTTA